CTACAATGCCGTCAGGACGGTAAGGAATGGCGTTCCAGATCGCTTCTCTTATAAGTTGCGAATCGTTTGCCTGTAGCGCGTCTGAAGCATCCTTATGTGTCTCCAGTCGTGCAATCTTCGTCTTCCCAGGTGGCAGGACGCTTGCTGCATCCTCCGCCGCCTTACGGCCAGCCTCGTCATTGTCGAAGAACAGGACAATCTCCTCATAACCCTGGAGCCAGGGGATAGCCCTTTGAATCGACTTCCTTGCCGAAGCGGCACCGCTAGGTAGAGATACCATCGGCCACCCCGGCATAGCTTCTTGACATGAAGCTGCATCGAGTTCGCCTTCTGTAATGACGACTCGTTTTCCAGTGGCGGGAAACAAGTGTTGCCCAAAGAGGGTGCCTGGGACATTGCCTTCGTAGGTAAATAGTTTATCTTTGGTTTTACTTTTGCATCCCTCTAATACTCCAGACTCACTGAAGTAGTAGAAGCGCAATACCTGACCGTCCTTGTGGATGTGGTATTGCTTGCAAACCTTTTCTGAGATGCGACGCTTGTGCAACCGTTCGGCTGATCCGCGCATCGTAACTGCGGTGGTCATTTGATGAATGTGTACATCTTCTTCAGTATGTCCATAAGTGTTACATGCGAAACAAAAGGTGTGCCCATCAGAGTACAAAGAGTTTGCATCTGATGAGCCACAAGTCTCACATGGCAAGTGCCTCACGAACTCGCTGTCGGAGTTGTGCGTATGCATTGGCTTGTTGTTCGTGATAGTTAAACCAGTCGTCAAGTGCTAGGTAGAAACCCTTCATCAAATTATCAATGGTTGCGGGGTTGTCTGCATCAACGTCAGCTAGGTAATCAGAGAAGCCTTCAGCGTAGAACTCAGGTGTGCCGTATTTCAGGTTAGCCATGAAAGGGGGATGGATTGATAGGAGCACCAAGGGAAACCAGATTTCTCTGCCCACTTGGCGTAGGTGGTTTTAGATCCTTTGTAGATCTTGTTAAAGGGTGCTTGAAAGACGAACCGAATATCTAAGTCGGGATTGCTCTTCTTTACTGCCTTCATCTTGCGACGATCTTCGCTCGTCAGTCTCCCCTTTACCTCTAGATAGACACCATTCGGTAAAAGAAAGTCGGGGATGTAGTTGCATTCAAGAACGTATGCGAGTTTACGTGATTCGTATTCATAGGAAACTTTCAAGCTGGAGAGAAGGTCAGCGACCTTACCCTCCAAGCCTGATCTATACATCAGTCGTTCAGTTGTTTTTCGATAATCTCTTCGACGATTTCCGACACCGCACGACGCATCTCATACTTGAAGTCCGAGCGATCCGCCTTGTAGCGGGTGACGCTGATCTCAGGAAGTTTGACACACAGGGTGCCTTCGTAGAGTCCAAGCTCTTCGTTTTTAACGCAATCAAAAGTAACCATCAGAAGTCGTCTTCGGTATCGGTGGAGGTGGTAGTAATGTTAGGTTCAGAGGCTTTGAAGCCAGCAGTGGTGCCAAACAAAGCAGCCACATCTTCAGCAGCCATGTCACCAGTGTCAACAGCAGCAGAGTTATTCAGTGCTACGAGTTGCACACCCACAAGCTTCAGGGACGTGCCATAGGTGACACCATCCTTGAGGATGTAGGGCTTCTGGTAAAAGGCGAGCTTCACACGACTGCCAGAGTACATAGGAATAGACTCGTCGGTGATGTGAGTACCCTCAGTATCAACAACGGGAGGCTTGCTGTCTTCATTCCAGGAGAACTTAATCTTGTATTGACCTTCGGCAACTTCTTCCCAAGGCTCAGGCTTCAGGGTAGAACGCTTAGGGTTCTTCAGTTTAGTTTCTGCCCACTTCAGGGACTCAGTACGATCCTCTTCCAGCTTCTCAACCAGATCGGAATCGACAAGGGCAGACAACGAATAGCCAAACTTGCTTGGCTTCAGTACAGCTTGGTAACCCTCAAGGACAACAGGCTGTTCAGTTTTGTGGATGGTGCGGGTCATTAACAAAAGAAGTAAGTGGATTCAATCACGGACTCTGGTTCCAGATCTCCGATGATCGGTGGTTCAGTCTCCGCTCCTATTTGTTGAGCGAAGTCTCGAAGGTAATCATGCTCTGCAAACAGGTGCATGTATGTCTCTCTCACGATGGAACTGAGCATAGACATGTCTGTAGCACGACACAATACAGAGTC